AGCCGCGCCTATAATGCCATTGCTCCCCTGCGATTCATAGTTAAACGCGCCGTCTCTATTGTCTAGCGTTAGCTGTAATAGGTTAGTCGGCGCAACCAAAGCGCTTGGGTTGGTTGGTATTTGATCGGGATTATTAAAGCCGGTCGTAAACGTTAGGCTATCTCTAACGCGGTTGGTTATATCTGATAGCTCATGGTTAAACTCCCCATTGCGTAATATATCGAGTTCTACCTTATATTGAATCATAAATATAATCCTATTGATTGGTACCGCCGCCACCACTAGGCGGGGGCGTTCCGGGTTGTAGTAAAGGGGCTTGCCCTAAGTTATTAATGGAATTCGATCCCATAGCCCAATCGATATATTTTTTATCGTCGGCGCTTACGTTTGCCCTAATGTTAACGGTTGCGGTCATGGTTCTATCTCTAAACGCTAGCCCTATAGCGCTTCTAATCTGGTTCATTTTCATATCTATCGCTTCGAAGTCTTGCATAAGCTCCTCTATTTCCGTTTTGGCTTCGTCGCTTACTAGGCTTTCGATTGGCTCGAGGGCGGGCGCCCCAAGCATGCCACCCGTTGCAAGTATGGCGTCGCTTGGCAACATTCCCATACCGCCACCCATGCCGGGTAATCCTATTTGCATGCCGGGCTGTAATGTACCGTACTGGTCAAACATGCCGACCATGCCGGGGATTTGATCGGCGGGGATCCCCATATTAGCCAAGATACTCCACGGGCTATCTCCGGGCTGTACGGTATAACCGCCCGACGGTCTCATTAGCATAGATCGGGGCATACTTGCCATGGTTGCGCTTCTAACCATTTCTATAATTTCGTCTTGATCAAGCCCTAGGAACTCGCCCGTTTGTAATGCATTTTGCACAGCTTCGACCATACCAAAGGCGGCGGTCGTCCCAACGGTTTTAGCAACTTCGGCAATTTGTGCGCTTATTTCCTCTTCTACGACTTGCCCTAAGTTGGTCTCTTGCCCCGTTAATAACTCGAACTCTGATTGTAACGTACTTCGTAGGTCGCTATCGGATACTTGTCCCAATAGCATACCGATAAGCCCCGTTTGTTGTTGATCACCCGCGCCACGTCCTAATAAGTCGTTTAAGTTCATGCCTTGGATTCTACCAAGCGCTGCTATGCTTCCATTAACCGCGTTTGTAACGCCTCCCCATACCTCTTTTAAGTCTTGTACCGCGCTTTTAAGTTCTGTTACGTCTTGCCCGCTTTGTTCTAAGCCATTTATCTTTTGCATGTATAGATCAAGTTCGGCGTTAATTGTGGCAATATTTGCGGTCATGGTTGGATCTAATACGTCTAAGGTTGGAAGCATGTCTATACTAAAATCTAGAATATCATTTACTTCGTCAATTACTGGTCTTACACCCTCAAGCGCTGTCATGGCGTAAGCTTCCCCAACTAACATACCCACTGATATAGCGTTCTCGATCCAATGGGTATTTTCGAGCATGTCAATAAGTCGCGGGTCGTTAATCGCGTCGCCTGCGTATTCCGCTATAATAGGATAAAATTGATCGTAAGTTAACGCCCCTGATATAATATCCCTCATAGCGTTGGCTTGTAATTCTGTCATATCTTCGGGCGTTGCTGGTGCACCGAACAAATTCATTTGACCACGTAAGGCATAGCCTAGATATTCAAGCCCGACCGCTGCACTTTCGACTAGTCCGGCGGTTCCTTCTGCAATTGTCGATTTTCTGTTTTCGATTTCGGCTTGTACACGTGCTAACGACGTTTGACTAATATCCGCGACTTCCCCTAGAGTCTTCAAGCTTTCTTTGTATTGCTCAATTGTCGCTATTTTAAAGGCGTCGCTTCTGTTTAACGCCTCTCCAGTCTCTATAAGCTCTTCCATACGTAACCGAACGGCGGCGGCTGATATACCAAAGCTATCCAAGCGGGCGACCGATTCATTAGCAAGCATAAGACTAAAATTATCTATTGCTTCGGCGGCGGTTTCTGTTGGGTTTTTTAATGTAATTGCGGCGTCTACTAATTGGGTTACTTCTGCTGCGCTTTCCGCTAACCCCATTCGCATTAGACGGTTGGCACCTGCCATAAGCGTTGTGTCGTCTACTACCCCACCGGTCGCGCTTCTCAATTGATTTAATAAGTTTGTACTTTCTTCTATACCGCCCGCTAATTGTTGGAATATTGCCGTTGTTTGTTTTGATTGTATACCGACTTCGTTAAGCTCGCCTACTACCCGATTTAACTCACCTGCTACCGCTACGGTCGTCCCTATAACTGCAGTCGTAGCAGTCGCAGCAAGCATAAGGTTTTTACTTGTACCACTAGCAGCGGTTCCAACTTGTCCCATGCTACCGCTTGCTTGATTTGCGGTACTGTTCATGTTTTGCATGTTACGCTGTACGCGTTGGATATCGTCGCTAGCGTTGTCTTGCCCGTCTATAACGATTGCGATTGTCTCTTTTGCCATAATGCTTTTGCCTTAGTTATGCAAGCTTAGAATAATGGGGATATACTGCTCTAGGTACGTTTTACCGTCTTCGTTTTTGCTGATCTCTAAAAGCTCTTTACTAAACGATACCCGTCTTGTCTCGTGGTCGATCCAACGATCTTTGTGCCAATCCTCGAGCTCTATCCATTGGGTTAATAATAATCCCATGCGTTGGCATATCCTCATTACGATATCTTCGTAGTTACTGAAATCGTTCCACCGCGTCGGTTGCGCTTATCCGTTTACCGTATAGCCAAACGTGTAAAGCATTAATCAAAGCGGTAAACGTGTCGGCGTCGATCTCTTGGAATGCTTTCCCCTTAGCTATTAGGTCTTCGGGCTCTTCGTCGCCCCAATCGATACCGCCCCCATGCTCTAATGCATAGACTAATCGGATAGCGTTCCGTAATATGTTAGCGTCTTCGTCTAGTTCCTTTTGCCGATCCTGATCGTCTATATACTTTTCGGGGTTCTTTGGGTCTTTGATCTTCGGGGCTTTTGGGGTAGTTACAAGTAACCCTAACTCATTCCATTTATGGTAACCGATACCCGCAAGCTCAAAGGTTTCTAGGACGTCGCCCGTTGCGCTTTTAAGCTCTACCGTTATAAGTTTTTGCTTGTGGCTTTGTATTTTAAACATGTGTTACCTTTTCTTTATTTGAAACTATAAAAAGTTAGGAACGGTCTCCCGTCCCTAATGCTTTTACGCCGTGTTACCGCTGTAGTAGATATCAATATATAGCTCAGTGGTACTATTTGCAAAGCCAAGTTCGCAGATATATTCCCCACCTGATAGCCCACTTTGTGGCTCGATCTTTCCCGCGTCGCCCCCGACCACGTAACGGGTATTCGCAGTTAGACCGCCCCCGACTGTTACGGTTGCGCCGTTGGTTGCGACAAGTACATATTCCCCGTCGCTTGCTCCATGTAATGCCATGCCATACGCTACGGCGGTAGCTGCTGCGCTTGCGTCGGCTGGTTTTACGCTGTTTGCGTCGGTTGCGTCAATGTATACAATGTCATGTTTTGCGATCGTACCACCTGCGACCCGGCACGCCATGTTAGCTTTGTTGTCAGGGATTGCGACCCCTGTAAACGTTACGTTAGCCATGAGTTAGCTCCTTAAGCTATTGTCGTTTCGGTTACTGGCCCGTCAATGTTCAACGTTACGCTTAGAGTTTGGGGATCACCCGCGCCCGCCGTAGCGTTTACTAATTGAACCGAACCGCCCGCGCGTACTTCGAAATCGTATTGTGTGCTTCCACTTGTACCGTCGGGCTTTTGGATTTGCATACTGCGAACGCCGGCTTTATTGCTAGCGTGTAAGAGCCACTCGCGCATATAGCCCGCGAAACTGGTCGCGCTGGTATCGTCATAAAAGTTAACGGTAACCGTGCCCATGATACCGCCCTCGAGGCTATCCGCCCAACGGTCTCCCAATGTGTGGAATTGCCCGCCGTTAACTGTCATGTCCATAGTTACGGATTGGATAGACGTCGAAACGTCTTGTAAAGCGTCGCTAGCGTTGTCGAACTTAACGACCGCGTCATGCTGTGCAAATTTTGCCATTATTTAGCGCCTTTCTTCTTGTCTTCTTGGATTATGCCCACGTTAACGAGCCGATCATAATCGGGGTGGGTCTTGTCTACGATATCTAAGGCATAGCCTAGTAATACGTTAACGTCGGCTTGTGGTCGGTTTGCTAAGTAACCGTCATACCATGTAACGCCGTCTATGATCTCTAGACCATTAGACGCGTTCGGGTTATCACTACAAAAAGCCCCCATATAGATCTTTTCGTTAGTCTTGATATGGCTTAAGTTTTTAAGCACCTTATAGATAGTCATTACTCGATTATCTCTTTAATTGATAAGGTCATTAGGCAACCATAATAGATATTTTCCGTACCTTCGGGGAACTCGTAAGCGTTCCACTCATAATCTATGGTTTCGATCATGGCGTTATCTGTTAACGACATTTTGGGACGGATTGCGTCTATATAGTTGGTCGTATAGTCTATGAGTTCGGATAGGGCGTTATGGATAGACGTCCCACGCTTTACCGCTTCAAAGAGTAACAAGTCGGCTATCACCCACGTTATAACGATCGTTCCGTTATTGCTGAAGCTTACCCGTTGCATGGCTTGCCCTTCGGGGGTTGCTATTTGCATTGGGAATATCACGCGGGCGGGCGTTCCTCGTACGCTATGGGTTGCGTTCGGTATGCTGTAAACGACCGGCGTCTTTGTGGTAGTGGATACGTTTATACCTGATAACGTTGCGATAGCCTCTTTAAGTTGGCTCATGATACGATTCCCATAAGTCGGCTATACGGTTTTAACGTCATAGCGATATCTTCGGGGATCGCTTCGGGTTGGTCTTGGTCGTTTTGCCGTACCCAATGTAAGACAAGTTGAATTGCGACTTGCTTGATCGCTTCGGGCGGGGTTTGGCTATATCCCCAATAGCCTTCTACTTCTATAGCGGCTTCGGGGCTGTCGTCATAATCCCATACTATATCTGTATCGGTCTTAAGTTGCAAACCATAGATTGGCGTATGGTTGCGGGGCATGGTGACAAAGTTAGAACTTGCCACCACGTCGCCCGTTCCGTTTGTCACTACTAAGCTGTCGGTCGTTGCTAGGTATTCGTCAAAATATAACTTATAACCGTCGGTCTGTAAGAGGTAATCAAAGCGTCGGGTCGTAACGCTTGCTACTTCAAAGACGTTATTCGTTATGGTCTCGATTGTATTTTGAGCGCGTGGGATTAGTGCAGCAATAAGCCCGTCGTGATAGCTATCGCTTGCGTCATAACCCCCTTGCTGCTTAACCTCGCTTAGTGTGACATATGCCATTATGTTATCCGATCACTTCGGCAACAGTTGCAAGGTCAAGCCCCGCCGTGTCGCTGTAGTGTGCTGGTTCGCCCAATACGATAAGCCCAAGATCACAAGCGGCGGTTCCTACGATTACTTCAGCTTCGAGGTATTGCAAGCCTTGCGCGGCTGCTTCTTCTGCTGATACTTCAATGATAACCTGCTTGTTAGAATCGCTCCCCGCTTGTGTAAGTTGGGTCGCGTCTTTGCCAGTTACGAGGGTTGCTAATGATCCGGGGTCGCTAGTCGCCCCGCCGTTAATTTCAAAGTCTACGGTTGCGCTGGATCCCAAGTCGCCAACGGTCAAGATAAACATAACACGACTATAGTCTTGCATGTTGATTTCGTCGCTTGTATACGTGTCCGCGCTGTATGCGTCGGGGTCAATTGTCCCGATTAGTGCTAAGCGTTCGTTTAGTTGTGATTTGCTAGCCATAGGTTAGTTATCCTTAGTCGTTAAAGTTCACGTATGCTGATTGTGTATAAGCCGAACCCGGACCGCCCAAGGTGATCACATTTTGAAGCCATGGCTTGCCGTCTAGTTCTTGCCCAAAGCGCCAAGCGTCTTGACCCGTGTCAAAGAAGCGGTGTTCTGAGTAGTCTACGTAAAGCCCGCCGTATTCAAACAAGGCATAAGCGCCCAAGTCGGCTAGGACTACGCAACCGCTATTGTCGGCTTGTGGTAGGTGTTCGCTGAAGTAAATTGGGTAGCCACTTAATGTCTGTGGTTGACCGCCTGCGATATTTTGCAACCATACCGCGCCACCGGTTCCAACTTCCAACTTCATAAGATCCGTATACATGCTTGGGTGCATGATCCAAGCGACGCGCCCTTGTAAAGTTTTGAGTCGTGCGGTCATACCTGCTACGTCGTCAATTTTAAACGTGCTGTTTGTAGTGGGGGTTACGTTAATGAGGGCGTCGGCGTTCAAGATCCCCAGTGGTTGCGCGTTACCGCTACCGCGTAAGATAAAGTACTCAAGTTTGGCTTGATACGCTACGCTAATGAGGTTGCGTAACAAGCTTTCTAGTGCTGGTACGCTTTGGATCATTTTACGGCTTGCTTTTACAAGACCACTGACGGCGTCGTTTGTGTTGAATGTTACTTGATCAAAGCTTGCGTCGGTTTCGGTGTATGATCCACCTTCGGCGCGGTTTGCTGTAGTAATGCCACTTGCTAGAGCGGTATCACCAACGCCCGCCGTTGGGGCTGTAAACATATCGAGGCTTGGGTAGGTACCTGCTGGACTTGATACGTTCATACGCGATACACCTGCTACCACCGCGCTATTTTGCATAGCAATTTGTACCATTTCATTATAGAACTCGTCGGGTACAAGGTAACCGCCGTCGGCACCGCTTGCGCTGGTTTGTGCTTTGTAGCTTCCATAGATCTTATTAAGGCGTTTATCGTCGCCTCGTTTAACCGCCATAGCCCAATCGCCGAAGCTTTTGATATTGCTATCAGCAGTACCGCCGTCTACTGTGAAGTAGCCTGATTTGCGAATGGTTGGGCTGTCTTCCATGTATTGGGTAAGCTTTGCCAAAGCGTCGCTAAGACCTTTTACGTCGGCTTTCATGGCTTCGTTTTGTGCCATAAACTCGTTAATGCGACCGTCAATAGCGTTATTTACGCCGTCGGTTTGTTCGGTCGGCTTGTTGTTGTCTTCTGTCATTGTGTGACCTCGTGTTAATGTAATCGGATAGTGATCTAAGTCGGGGGCGGTCTTTACCGTGTCTTCGGTCTTTACCGTTTCTAACTCAGGTTGTACGGGCAAAAGTTGTAAAGTCTTATAGGTTGCTTTGTTGCGATAGTCCGCCGGTGTATGGGTTAGGCTTGCGTCGGCGCCTAATGACCACGTTTTGACATGATACGCGCCTTCGATCTTTTCCCGTTCTACTAAGTGCGACGGAACCCCGCTAGACCACCCAATGGCTTTACCTTCTTTTTGCCGTGCCTTAATTAGTTCTATAACCATTTTATCATAGGCTTGGGCTTCGTCAAGTTTGCCACGTATCCAAACGCCGGCGTCGTCTTGCCCTATTTCCGCCTTAATGCCATTGTTGAGCTTATGGGTCTTTAGGACTGGATCAAGACCATGGTTAAAATACATGGTAGCAAACCCGCGCCCGTCGGTTAGATCAAAGTCGGTTTCGCTTGTAAAGTAATCGCCCTCAAAGTCGGCCTCTTTGGGGCTTCCATACAAAACAAGATAACCGCTTACCTCGTTTTGTTCATTCATTTTAATACTACTACCCAAGTGTATAAGCTGATCGCTCATTATCTCATAGCCTTTCTAATCTCGTTTCTTACTATATCTAGTATACGCTGGTATTGTTTTGTTGCCACGTACTTTACGCTATGCTTACCCCAAACCCGCTTAAAGTATTTTAGTTTGGGCTCAATTTGTACGTCGGTAACGTATGGGATCTTATTCCCGATCTGTGAGGTGAAACCTTGTTTACTAATCTTGTGAGTCCAAAAGCGTTTAAGGTCGCCCGTCCGTTTGTACTTAACGCCCGAAGGTTGGGGCGGGTACTCTCTAAGTTTCGTTACAAGGTGAACGCTTGCCGCTTTGATCCCCGTTTTAACGCCTTGCATTTTCTTAGCTTTGTTAAGCAAGCCGTCGGCTTTGTCTTGTTTTACTGTAAACGTAATTCGCATAATGCTATTCCTGATATTCAAACGATACAAGACAACGACAGCCGACATGTAGCGGGGGCATTCTAAAATCCTTATTCCCACTTGTAAAGCGCGTGTCAAAACCTGTTACTTGTGATACTTCCCCGTTTAATGGTTGGCATATTGGGCAAACGAGCCCGTCGCTTACGGTTTGAAAGACCCCGCGCATAGTAACGCCCTCTTTTTCAAGTTCTTCTATTACGGGTCTTTGTCCTTCGTTTGCTGCGCGTGTTGATTCTGTTATAGCTATTTGCGCGGCTTTTTCTGGACTGTATAGCCGTGCTATACGATCTTCGAGCCCTGCGCGGTCGGTCGTCCCCTCGAAGAAATCAGCAACGTAATTAGCCGTTTGCTTTTGCCGATATGCGATCATGTCGTTAACAACGGGCGGGGTATAATTACGCGCCCACGTTACCGCGCCTTCGTTTATCAAGTCCGTGCTTACCCCAACAAAGCCGATATCGGTCATAAGGGCATTAGCCGCCTCTATAAACGTTTGCTCTAATGACACGCCCAAGATCCCGTTAAGGTCTATGGCTAGCGTACGGTAAACGTCGGGGGTTAGGTTATCGAGGTTTGGGGGATCCCCTATAAGCTCTAAGATACGCCGGCGGGTCGTTGCGCTAAAATAGCTTATCTTTTTGGCTAGATCGGCTTCGATCTCTTTCCGTCGCTTGTCGTCTATTGGCATGGTTAATATCCCTCGTGGTCGTGGTCGTGATCGTAGTAGTTGCTTGCGTTATCAAAGATATAATCTAATTCCCGTCGGTCGGTTACGGTTTCAAGTTGTGCCATAATCGAAGCATGTAAGACGCTTGGAATATTATCACTCTCGAAACTTACGGCGGGCTTGTCTTTGGTCTTGTAAGACTTAACGGCTTTACGCTTCCACTTCGATAAGTCGTTAGCCAAGTGGAACTCTACTAGTGCCGTCTTTTGGTCGTTGTCGGCTCGTAACATTTGATCCCGTCTAGTGGTCGCCCACGTATAACCTGCGTCGCCCCCCCATAAAAGCCATGCGATATAACCATTTGTTGGATTGCTAGGGTTACCCCAATCGTCGCGCTTGTCCACTTCGTGGCGTCTAAAATAACTATACATGCTCAAAACGTCGGGCGGTAAAATTTCCCGATTGCCTGCGATTTGTCGCCCCCTTGCTATTCCGACGCTAGTCCCACCACGCCCGAACTTTTCCCGAAGCTCAAGACCACGGCGGGCGTTATCCCTCATGGTCTCATTAGGGTAAAAGTCTATGTGTCTGTAGCGGGCGGGGATCGGTTTCATTTCTTTAAGCGCGCCGTCTTCGTCTTCCATGTCCTCGAGCTCAATAAGCCCGGCGTCTTCGTCTTCCATGTCTTCGGCGTGGTCGTCTTCGGCTTCTTGTATGATAACGTCCTCTTCGGCTTCCATAGGGTCGGGGGCTTTGCCCAAGGCTTGCCATTGGTCTTCTGTCAAGTCGTATCCTAGAACTTCCATAGCAACGGTTAAGGGCATGCCCACATTTACAAGATTAACTAACGACCCCGATCGCATGGCTTCGTCGGTTTGGAATACTTCTAATTGTTGTTCGTTAAACGTAAGCGCGTCGTCTATTCCATATTGCATAAAGTAATGGTTAAACATGGTTTCTATTTTACGCGCTAATGGGATAATCGTCTTCTCATAAAAGTGTCGGTTATCTTGTTGGGCGGTTGCGAAGTTCGTAGCATTACTAAACAACAAGCTTTGGGGAATGCCTAACGCTGTACTTATATCTTCTCTTTTTGCGTTGGTTAATTCTGGTACTGCTAAGTCCGACATTGGGGAACCGATTGTTTCAAACTCGATATTAGTCCCGACCGGCGCCACGCGGTGGGCGCTATCAACCCCACGCCCAAAGAGCCTATCGAGTATCGACTTCGTGCGTTCTTGTTCGGCTTCGGGGTATGATTGGAAGTCGGCTATTTTGGCAATGGTTGGGTTAATTGCCCCCGCCTCAAAATATTTTACCGCGTGTTCGTCTATGCTATTGAGTAACCCGCTTGCTCGTATTGCTGCTTTAGCGGGCGCGTCGCCTATTGCTATCTCACTTGTACGGCTTGGGATCCAACTATAGGCAATTTCTGTTATGTCATAAAAAGCGGGGCTATTGTCTCTTAGATTACGCTCGAAACCAACTAGCCCGTTTTGAGGGTCGGTTATAAGCTTAATAGTCTTGGGGTGAAAGCGTCTCATGGTGCGCTTGTTGCGGGCTTGGTTTTCTTCCATACATGCAAACATGGCGCCCGCTAGCAAGTAGTCGCCCACAAGCTCATTTAATAACGTTGGATAGTCTATCATAATGCCGGCGTCGTCTAGTGGTTCGCAGTTGCGGGGTAAGTTTACGACCGCTTCGGCTATAACGTTAATGCCACGATATAACCACGGTACGCTTCGGGCTAGACTATAAACGTCCCCGTCGGTTGGATCACCAAAGACCGAAGTCCACGCTTCGGGGGGCATGTTGCGAATAGGGATAGACTTTACGCCGTTTACGGTTGTTAACTTTATTTCTTGGTATGCCATTATATAAAGACCTTTGCCGGTACTGACCGCGCTTTGTTTGCTAATGCTAGGGCTATTACTGTATCGTCGTGTAACCCGCTTGGGGCTGTATAGCGGTATGATCCACTTGCTAGCCTTTCCACTGTAAACGCTTGTAACTCGTTTAATAATATAGGATCGTTGGGAATGCCTATAGTCTCTTGTTCAAACGCAAGCGATAAGCTGTTAATAATTTCGGCTTTGCTTGTGTGGGTTGTGCTAAACGGCTTAACGGGTATGCCTAACTTTTTGAGTTCCTCGATATTCGGATCGCCTATACTATTTTTTTCAGCTAATACGCTTAACGGTTTATATCTATTATACATGGCTTGTAAACGCCCCCGCTGTAATGTCCAATCTATCTGGTTAAAACGGTCTATCTCTAAGACGGTTCCCGTGTCCATATCTAACGCTACAATTACGGTATAGTCGTTAATGCGCCCCCAATCGACCCCAAAGACCACACGGCTATAACGGGCGGGGGGCTCTTTGATACATGCGCTTAAGTTTCTGAATACAGCGCCCCCGTCTTCTAGAAATTGCGCTAAGTATTCTTGTTGGTATGCTCGTTCGGGCGTATTGCGTTTAATGTCTTCTAGTTCGCTGTCGGGTATTAGCGGGCTCGTATGACTAGGCAAGTGGTACGTAATCCAGTTAGGTTCATTAGGATCAAGACCGCGCAAGTATAACTTATGGAAGTCGTTCCCCGTTCCGTTGGGGGTGCTTGCAAACGTTGCGCCCCCGCCGGTGGTGGCAAGCATTGGGCGTAAGACTGTATCCCATATCCCACTTTTAATATATGCGGCTTCGTCAATAAAGATATGATCGAGCCCTACACCTCGTAGGTTATCGGCGTCGTGCAATGATACAAATTGAATAGTTCCGCCGTTTGGGCTTCTAATAATATAATCGGTGTGATTAACGTATAAGTTGGGAAAGCCTTGTAATGCTGCTTTGACCTTCGGGAATACGTTCTTGTTGTTCTTGTTGGTAGGACTACAAAACCAAACGTTTTGCCCGTTAAGTAGTCTATGGATCATGGCTATGATAAGGATTTCAGTTTTACCCCAACGGCGCCCAATACACAAGACACGGAAACGGGTTTTGTCCCTTAATATTTTGTCTTGTTGTTTGTGTGGCTTGTTAAGCGTAATCGTTATCGTGCTTGTCATAGTCTATTTTGATCGCTATATCTTTCCCACCGTTTCCGGTTACTTCGGTTCGTTCCGTATAACCACGCTCTTTAAATTTGGTCTTAGCTAAAAAGATAAGCGCGGCCGTGTTTCGTTGGTTGACGGCTTCGTCATATAGTGCTAATTCGACAGCGTCGCCCATTTTCTCATGCTCTACTTTTTGGGCTTCTGCTACTTCGGGGTAACGTGCCATGTAGTTTCTAACAGTTTGATATGTGCAACCCAAAGCCCGCGCGGCTAATGTCGTTTGTCCTTTGGTCTTCTCTAATGCTTGTATGATCTGT